CTCCCCCGAGCGGCACGGATGCTGGACTTGTAGAGGTTACGGGCTGGGTTCTGCTGATCGACAACAGTCCGCGTTTCTTCCAGCAGCGCTTCGGCTCCGGCGTCCCGGTTCGCAGCCTCGGTCATGTCTTCATTGAGTGCGCGGAGACAACCGGCCTCGACATAGCGGGTCAGGATCTCAGCAGCCATGGGGTGGAACTTCTCGGACGAGACAGCCTTCACCACCGTGGCATAGATTTCGGAATCATAGTTGCACGACAGGATGTCGCCCATGATTTCGTAATCTGTGAGATAGGTTCCGTCGCGATAGACCTCTTTCACATGCAGCGTGTTTGGCGGCAGGCGGAAAGCGTTGCGCGGGAACCGGCGCGACTTGTTCTCGCTGTCCGGCGCTCGCACCAGAAGCTCACTCGATGTCGCGAAGGGCCAGCTATGACGCGCCGTGAGGAACCGGATCGCACGCTCGAACGTGCGGTTGGCGACGATATATTCGGGCGACGGATCGTTCAGCACGTTGACCGTGTTGTTCCCTGTCGCAGAGAGCGCATCATTGATGATAGCCAGCTTGTCCATGATCGGAGAATGTCGGTTTCAAGCAGCAGCGGCAAAGCACAGCGCAGGACACAAAAAAACCGAGGGCGTCATGCCCCCGGTTCTTCTTCAGCCAGTCAGTCGCGATGGAGTTACCGCCAGCTTCAGCCCTTCGCCAACTCCGCGTTGACATATTCCTGCTTCTCTTCTTCGGTCAGGCCGTTGAAAGAGTTGCCTTCAGCTTCACGGATACCGCCGCCGATCTGCGTACCCTTGGAGTCGTAGATAGCCCACCAGCCACGGCCCTTTTCGCGGGCCTCGAACGGAGCAACCGGCGCTTCGAGTGCTGGTACTTCGCTCGGGATATGGCCGACTTTCAGTCCGTCATTTGTGATCGGAGGATCAACCGGCTTCAGGTTGAACTGCCCGTTGCGGGCCTCTTCATCGGCCTTTGCCTTCGCTTCCTGCTGGGCGGCGATGCGGGCAGCTTCAGCATCAGCTTCGGCCTGCTCCTGGCGGGCCTTTTCGTCGGCCTCATCCTGGACTTTCTTGGCAGCAGCGGCACGGCGGGCGTCTTCAGCAGCACGCGCCTTTTCAGCCTTCTCCGCTTCGGCTTCGCGGATTTCCTTCGGGAATGGCTCTGTAGACCATTCGGAAGGATGGTCGCGCAGAGTGCGGCGAGCATCGACTGTGTCGAGTTCCGCTGTGGTGCCGTCCTTGTAATGCAATGTCACCTTGTCAGGCATGTTCTTGTTCTCCTGCTTCGGGAAGAGACCGCCGTGCGCTTAGTAGCGCTCGGCAATCCACGCTTTGAAGGTGATCGACGGTGACGTGCCGTTCACATCGACGAAGAGCCGCGTGAACCGGTAGATCGTGTCGTGCTGGTCGGTCGTGAATGGAATTTCGTAGCGACCGATGACGGAAGTGAGGGCGCCGCCTGGGCGAACTGCACCAGCACCGAGAGTGATCTGCGCGACGTTTTCCTTCGAGGCGAACGTGTTATCAGCCGAACCCTGAAGGCAGAGATGATAAAGTTCGTCGGCGGCAGATGTCTTGATTGCCGACACGTCGATGATCAAAACGCCTTCGAAGCGACCGGGGCCGAGTTCATCGAACACGGCAGCAGATGCAACCTGGGACACGCCGTCAGCCGCGACGGGAGCCGCACCATCTGCCAGCAGCAGTTCGATATCGAGATTATAACCTCTTTGAGGCATGGCAGTTATCTCCTGTGAAACGATAGGCGAATGCCCGCCGAAGCGGGCAAGGCCGATTACTTGACGAACGCGGCGTCCGTGATCGAGGTCAGGCGGGTGACGCAATAATCACCCTCATCGACAAGGCCGACATCCCAAGAGACGTTGGTCTTGTAGAAGACGCCATCTTCCTTCGAGAGGCCCAGATCGATTGCTTCCATGTTCTTCAACTGGATGCCGTGAAGGCCATCGGAGCTGAGATTGGCAACAAAGATCGAGGTGGTGACGGCTGCACCGCCGCCCTGCGCCACTTCGTTGAACGGGAGAATAACGCCGTGGCGATCCTTCTCGTAACCGAACAGAATGCGCTTGCCGGCATAGGTCATTTTCGGTGCGCCGACCTCATCCCAAGACTGGATGACGAACCCGGAAACGGTGGTGTCGCGCGCTGCCTGGATGAAGCGAGGCATCAGATCCCAGCCTGCGATGATCGCATTTGCGCGGCGGGTGTTCTGGATGGCCTTGTCCAGATTGTAGAGGGAAAGCGGAGCGCCGCCCGATGCAAGCGAGTTGTGCAGGAGGCGACCGTTGTCAGCGCGGCAACGTGCCTTGATGCCGTTGAACTCCTTGGGGTTGGCAGAATTGTCGCCAGACAGGAAGGTGTTCGTGAACAAGCGGGCTTGCGCCTTCATCTGCATCGCTTCTTCACGGCCACGGCGGGACTCGCCATGGCGCGCAATGATGGCCTTATCGACCTTCAGAATGATGTCGATTGGAAAGCTGGTTTCCTGGAACGGCGCAATCTTGCCCTGGCTGGTGCCTGGGCCTTCGTTGATCGCACGGAAACCGGCAGTGCCGATGCTGGTTTCACGGTAGCCTTCGAAAGCCGCACCGGAAAAGCCCTCGAAGGGCAACATCTGCATGATGTCCGATTCCGCAGCAAAGGACTCGATGAGCGGGCGCTCGATCGAAGTCTTTTCCAGCCCCTTGGCATACTCCGGTAGCGTCATAACGTCAGGCATTGAAAATTCTCCTTAATGCGCCGTCACCGCTTGGAGTGTTGGCGGGCGTAGTTGATCTTTTCGGCTGGGGACATCTTGTCGTATTCCTCATCCGAAATTTCTGGTTTGCCGACATCGCGACCGGCGCCGGGACTCCCCGGAACAGCACCCCGATTGAGCTGCATGATCCGCTCGAAAGCCTGAACCTGCTTGGCGGTCATGAGCATGGGGGCAAGCGAAGCCGCAGCTTCACCGCCCAGCTTCGCGCCGATCCAGTCGGTGACGGCCTTCACACGTTCTTTGGCCTTGCCGCCAAGTGCTTCGACCTGTGCGTTCAGCGCTTCGTTGAGGCTGGTTTGTTCGGCCATGTCCATCTGCACGCCGAGGGCAATCAGGCCTTCAAACTGCGGCTGGGTGAACCCTTGGGAGTGGGCGAAGTCGCGGGCGAAACCGACGCGAGGATCGTTCTCATCAATCGGGCTTTCGCCTTCCTTGATGTCGAGCCCTTCGATCTTGAACTCGGCAGGGAGAGCGACCTTGTATTCTTCCTTCGTTGCCGGGACAGAAGCAGAGCGGGAATCCTGCTCGGCTTTCAGCGCAACAAGGGCGTTCAGATCGTCGGCCTTGAAGCCTTTTTCCTCATCCCAAAAGCTTTCGGGGATGTAATCGGGGCGAACTGGCTTCTGATCGCCACCTTCACCACCATTGCCGCCCGCGACTTCATTGCCACCACCCTCGCCACCTTCGGCGCCTGCACCGGCAGAACCGGCGTCATCTGGGGGAGCGAGCATAATGCGCGGGCCGCGCATCGTGGCAAACACGAACGCGCCAGCGCTAGACCCTTTGAGGGCCGTGCCGTCTGCTTTTTCGCTGTCCGCCGCGCTTGTCATTCCGCTGTTCTTGTCCGTCTGAGGGTTGATCCGGTCCATCGCTTTTTTCCGTCTCTGCCATTGCTATGAGATCGGCTGCGAATTTGCGGCGTTCGTCGTGACGGTGCAAAGCACAGGTGTCCGTGGGGCCGATTTCGGTCAGGACGGTATGCAGGAAAGCCATGAATGGCGCGCTTTCACGCTGGCGTGTGAACCAGTTGAAAGACAGGCGGACTTCATCGTCGGAGAGCTTGAGCTTGTTCATGGCAGGATAATCTGCCAGCCCTTGGCCCACCACAAGGCACAGCGCGCTTAAGCGGTCCGACTCAAGTGTTCCACACGGATTTAGGATTAGAAATAGCCCCGGCCCAACCGCGCCGCACCTTTACCCTGCCTGGACCGTTCCCGGCTGCAACACCATCAGCGGCGTTAAACCTCATTTGAAGGATGAACTTGTAGCTGGTGATACCAGCAGGCATTAGAATTGGCGGTGTTGACACCCAGAGTTTACCGTTGACTGGAGCCATGTTTATGGGTGAAAGTGAGTTATACCCGCCGCTCGCAAACTGCGTTCCGTCCGACCCATGAAATAATTGGAGCTGTGGGCAACCCCACCATGTCTTGTCGTCGTATTCCAATTCTGCCCATGCCATAGCCCATTGACCGTCTAGCGCCATCGTATTGACTTGCCCGACCGAGCCGATTTGAAATTCGAACCGCTCACTGATCGCTGAACCTACAGGTGTAATGTCGAGAACGGCAGACTGCCCACCCGTATCGACATTTGCTTCGACAGAAGCAACACAAGTGGAAGCGACCGTACCGCCGCGTTGAACACGCCAACTCGTAGGCACCACACCAGTGACGCCCGCCCCCATTCCTCCACCTGCGCCAGTCAACGTAGGATTGGTCTGAAGATTGCCGCTATCCCAAAAATTCGCCGTAAGCCAATTACCGGTCTCAAACCAATCGTTTAGAACGGCTTGGATGTAAGCACCCGCGTTTGATGCCCCGAGATCGATAGGGTGAAGACCATCAACGAACCATGACACCGGGCCATAACCGTCATTGTCCGGGTCATAAACCAAATCGAGGTCGCAAAGACGAAGTGAGTTTGTGTTTTTGGTTGCAGCATAGGCACGGATGCCGTTATTGACCGTGACACGGTTTGCCCGAGATCCTGCATTGTCGCCTGATTTAGCCGTTGACCACGGGCGAACGGTACAGAGAAGAACCTTGATATTCGCCGCCAGAAGCTGTTCGCATATCTGCTGTATTTCACTGATTGCTGTCGCTGTCGGGCTTAGGTTATTTGTGCCGATCGCTACAACTGCAATAGCAGGGGCCATAGCAATTAGCGCGTTCAAACGTGCAAGAACTCCCGTTGTTGTGTCGCCAGATACGCCGTGGTTAGCTCCGGTGAAGAAGCGTCCATTTGCATCTGCATCATCATGCCAAGTATCATCGCGCCAACGGGGAGAGCGCATTTTCGCGTAAGTCAATTCTCCCCTCGACAACGACCTGATCTGGTTTACGCCGTTGGCAGAAACATGATTGTAATTCAAGATGCTGTCGCCAATGAAGCCGAGCTTGGAGCCTAGGGCAATCTTACTCGAAACAGGGCCACCACCGCCAGCATCACTCGCGCCGACAAAAGCCTTCGAGATCGCTTTGTCGCCAAGATACGCTGCCGCAACCGCCTTATCGCCAAGATACATCGGCATCGGTCAGGCTCCCGGAATGATGTAGAGGATGTTCGGGTCTTTGACGGCCAGCGCGTCATACTGCACTTGGGTCAGGCGCACGGCGGAAATGTAGATCGCACCAGCGGACACCGATTTTGCATCGGTCCCCTTGCCCATTTGTCCGGCCTCCTGCTTCACCGGATTACCGGCAGCATCATGACCATAGCCATATGTAGCAGGAGTCTTGTCGTTCCAGCCGCGAAAGTCCTTGGGATCAACC